ATCACTAGTAACAGTTGGGGATTCAGAGACACTACTCCTTCTACTGGATACTACTATTTTAGACAAGGCACTACGGGAACAGGCGGTGTTGCTTATTCAGGTACTAAACCAGAATTCATGCGTTATATAGGTTCGACCGGTGATGCAGGACGATGCAAAGGTGAGATGCTCACAAATAGTTTAACTACTGCCGGTGACGAATTAATATCTGCTGGAGTTATTTTTATAGCGGCGGCAGGAAATAGCAATCAAAAACAGGTAGGTAGTGATCAAACAGATTACAATAATTATTGGTCTAATTCAGCAGCCACACCACTGAGTAGTGCAGTGCATGATGAATTTGGTAGTACCTGCTATAACACTACTAATCGTAGGGGATTCCCTCAGCAGATAGGACAATATATCTCAGGAAGCAATGTCGTTTATCCTGCTATCAATATAGGTGCTTTAGATGATAACTATCAACCAGATGGCAAAGAACGCAAGGTAAACTACAGCGATATGGGTGAGCAGATAGACTGTTATACACCTGCTGACGGTACCATGTCATCAAATAAAAATTATAGTGCATATTCTAGATATGATCAAATAACAGGGTACCTTACTTCTACTGACTGTAGTTTTAGTGGTACTAGCGCAGCCTGTCCGGTAGCAGCCGGTTTGATAGCAACGAAACTTCAGAGTAACCGTTCATGGACTTGGTCCGATATAAGAACATGGTTACAAACAGTACCTTTACAACAAGCAACTACATTCTATCAAGGACCCGACCCTTCTACTGCTATGAGCGCAGATTGGGCAGACTTAAATAGTCTTATGGGTGGTACTAGACGAGTATTATATAATTTAGATTCAAACACTACCGGAACTCTTTCAGGGACATACACTATGAGCGGTGGGCTATCCTTTAGGATAGTTTGATAAATACAAGACAGGATTAAGACAATGACATCATACGTATATACAGCAAGTGGTTCAGCTACAGCATCAGCAAACATAGCAACTGATAAAGTCAGAATTGCGACTACGGCTTCACCAATTCAATATACTACCAGTTTTCCCAATGTTGCGTTAACTGGTACTGTAACTTGTGCTACGAACAGCAATACTGTTACTGGATCAGGCACGGCATTCTTGTCACAATTAAATGTAGGTGCTTGGATAGGAAATACAGCAGGTAGTACAGTAGGAATTGTAAAATCTATTGCTAACAATACAAGTCTAACATTGACTGCTAACGCCGCAGTAGCAATATCAGGTGCTACTGCACGATATAATCCATATGGTGTGCCATACACTGTAGCAGATGCTAACTCAACGATCATTCCTGCAAATACTATTCAAAATAGTATCATCGTGGGTCAAGGTAACGTTGTATCATTCTTAGACATAGGCGGTGGTAGCCCGCATGAATTCAGTATTACTGAATTAGGTATGCCTCATCCTAACACTGGCACAAGTGGAGTATTAGCAACTCCATCAGCCGGTGGCCCTACAGAATAATAGCCGCGTAAAAAAATAGACTTTTTTGATAAATACTTTATATTCATGACGTTGTTGTCATGATTTATGCGGTCCCCGCCGCGTACCGGCTAGAACCCGGCATTATAGGAGAACAAAACAATGGGTCGTCCACTAAAAATCGCAAAAGCACAGGCTGTTGTCACAATCACTGATACTACAGCCGCAACAGGATTAGTAACTACATCAGCAAACTTCACTAACTTAGGTATCATTGCAGGTATGCCATTCATACCAGCAAGTAACGTAGGTAATTTAGTTGCAGGTACAACTTACTGGATTCTACAGGTTGTGAATGCAGGTGCAAACAGCACATTCACAGTCTCAGCAACACAGTTATCAGCAAACCCAACATATACTGCATTCACATTAGCAGATGCAGGTCCTGTAACTGTAGCCGCATCAGTCGGTGTTGTTGATGCATATTTCAACAATCCAAATGGCGGTGCAGGTTATCCTGCAACAAACGCAAATACTTACTCAGTAGTTGGTGGTAACACAGCAATCTATGGTAGTCAAGTTCTTTGCCAAGTTGCAATCGGCGTAGCAGGCACAGGCACATTAGTTGTAGAAAATGGTAACACTACTGTTACAGGTACTGGCACTATATTCACAACTGAATTGTCAGCCGGATCAGTATTAACAACTAGTGAAGGTGAATTGATCGGCTTTGTCGATTCAATCACTACCGATACAGAACTAGAGTTAGACAGTGCCGCAACTGAAGATTATACAGATATAAGTTTCGTTTTCGCAGACAACGAAGCAGGCTTTATCGTTCGTCAGAAGGGTAAGCAAAAGTATCTAGTACAAGGCTCAACATCAGGTCTAGTTGGTCCATGTTATACAGCAAATATAGCAAATGCCGCATTGTTACCAAATACAATGTCAATCATTGCTACATATGCTAACGCGGCAACTACATTGGTACAATCACTAAGTGATCATACTGTTGAAATCTTTACAGCAACATCTGGCGAGACAGCATTGCCAAATGAAACTGCAAACATCAACAACAGTAGCCCAGCATTCGGCACATTCAATACTGCCTATGCTGCCAACACTTACGGTGGTCAGCCATACCCAATCGTAACAATCAACCAGGCGTAATAAAATAAAATGTCTACTGTGAATGCTGTCAAGCGCGTAGAACAAGCCGAGACTGAGATCGCGGTGCTCCAAGTCCAAGTGAAGAACTTAGACGAGAAGCTAGACGATCTCAAAGTCGAGGTGAAAGACCTACATGATTGTCTCGACCGCAACATGGATGAGACTAAAGTTATACTCAAGGAATTCCAAGAGGCTAACACGAAATCTCATGACGAGTTAGCGGAAAAATTGAGTAGTCTAGAAAAAATCAAATGGATGTTGATGGGCGCGGCAGCAGTATTAGGTGCTACCGGCGTAGAAGCATTCAAGATGATTGTCAATGGCTGATTGATTATGTCAATCGTAAAAACGGGGCTTAGGCCCCGTTTTTATTTTCAGTAAGGCTTTTTAGTTTTTCTTTAACAATATCGATATTGATAGTACTAAACAAGCCGGGATGCATAGGTTTAGGATGTTGATCATGACCTATCCAAGCATATCCCACATGCTCATCGTTGAGATGAGGTACAAACTCTTCATCGACTGCGCAAAAGAATGTGTGGTAAGTGAAAGTATTATTCACAAACTTTTGTATAGGTATGAGTTTTGGATTCATAGGCCAAAAGTTAACTTCTTCCATGCATTCGCGTTGCAAACCTTCTAGCAAGGTCTCATTCTCTTCAATCTTGCCACCAGGCACACCCCAAGCAAAATTGGCATCACTACGCATCAGATATAGAAATCTGCCCGTATTCGTGCAATAAAAGAATATTCCTGCTGAAGTATTTTTCATAACTAGAGTATAACACTCTTTGGATCAAATTACAATAGAGTAATCGCCCTGATCGTACCAACCTTCGTATGATTTCATCCATTGACCTTCAGATTGGACATAACGGTATTGGATATTTGTAGTTAGATTGGTGACATACTGGACAGATGTAGATTGTTCTGCATCAAATGATACGAACCATGAACTTGATCCGGTATCATATTCTATGATGTCATTAGCCTTCGCGACCAAATTACCCCAACTTACTGTTGGACTTCCTGGACTGCCGATATCTTCAACAATCAAATATCTACGACCATTTATAGGTCCTGGCAATCCTGCGTTTGGTCCTGTCAATTGAGGATTGATGACAGCATCAACTGGGTTCAATGTGTTTTGTGGTAATGTGTCTGGGTCGATGTTATAGATTAATATTCTGTCATCGACTGGATCTGGCACTATGGTACCTACGATATCATCTTCCATGAATGGATTCTGTAACCATATCTGACTGATACCGGGCTTGAACTTACCATAGACGTTCAATAGGCTAGACCAGTATAGATTAGTATTAGGTGGAGTAGGATTATCTAAATCAGTATTAGGTGGATAAAATGCTTCATTGGCAGGTAATAACTGTAATGTATTACCTATCAATAATAATTTATACCCATATGGTGTGATCTTTTGTCTAGTACCCAACAATAAATCTTCATCTTGTATATCTTGTAGTGCGCTGCCTTTATAGATGCTTGCTATGATCTTGTTGATCACGCCCATCTTCTTGAGTTTAGTTGATGTGCTGATCCATATAGGCATATAGAACTTCCAACTCAATACATCGATAGGATTACCTGTGCCTTGCGGTATGCTTCTAGAACTGAATGTGATACCATCTTGGTATACAACTGTCAATGAAGTCCAGTCAACGAAGTTGTCTGTGCTTTGTATTTCTAGTGCAGGATTAAACAATGTGCCTAATTGCTCTACTAATTCTAATTTTTGATTATAGTTAGTAGTCCAAAAATCAACTTGAATTCGTAGTGTATAAGGTACAGGCATTAAACGTTCTACAGTAAATGCTTGTCCTTGTGTTGTCTCATAG